AATACAGAGGTTCCAACATTGGCAGTTATTGGGGTATTCACTCCGGTAACAAATTGTGAGAACCATATTTTAGTAACAACTGTATCAGATGCTGTTAAAGAGCCATAAAGATAAGATCCAAACATATTACATGTTGCAGCACCAGATAGCGTTAAATGCACTTTAAGGCTACTATCCCTAAGAAGAACATCTCCATTTGCAGTTGTTGCAACAGCACCTTTGCCCATACTTGAATTAATAAGATAAAAAGAAGCAGAAGCAGCATTATTAAATACAGAATCTGATGTTACAGCAGAGCCATTACATCTAGAAAGATTAACAGTCCCTGTGCTTGTAGGAAGATTAAAGCTTGCGCCACTATCAGGGTAAAAATAACAATTATTGAATCTGCAACCACATGAGCTTGCGCCTGATTCAATAAATATATTTGTTGCAGGTGTTAACTGTTGAAAGGTAATATTCTTTATTCTAAAATCACCAGCTAATGGAATAGTATGAGTACCATTAACAATAACTCCTTCATAATTAGAGCCAGTTAAAGAGAATGAATCAACAAGAGTTAAATCTTCTGTATATGTACCTGGTCTAATATATATATTAACAGCCGTGTAACCCATGTCTGTTGCTGCTGTAAGAGCACTAGTAATTGTAGTAAATGGACTATGCCCGCTAGCATCAACTATAAGAGTATCAGGAGTATAAAGATTTGTTGAATCTTGAACTTTTGCCATAGTAAATCCTTAAATTAAACTAGGTTAAAGACACCTGAACTTGCCAATACAATCCACTCAGTATCCGCGACTACGCACAATAGCTTGATAGTGTCATAGCGTGTTGTAGCTGATAATGAGCCGCCAACACCAACCGTTGTATCAACGCCACTGAAATGAATGACTTGTAATGCGTTTTGAGCAATGGACCACATTCCAGCTGTAAGACCGGCTATTTCTACCACGTCGCCTAGAATTGATGTTGTAGGAATAGTTATAGTAAGCAATCCTGGCACAGTAATATTGACGACATATCCAGTATTAACTGCAGCAGTAAGATCAGTATTCGCTTCAATCCACTGTGTAATACCTAAATTAGATGAAGACAATTTAAAGTTACTATCAACATAAACGACTTCTTTTGTCGCTCCAGTTGTAGCCTGGTATATACCTGCTTGGTAATTTGAGTCCTGTTGTCCAGCACCTGCACCATCAACACCTATACGTATTACGTTAGATTCGGCTGCAGCTGATCCGGGATTTGCAATAAGTACATTGCTTGTACCAGTTGTTATCGTTGTTCCTGCTTGAAATCCTAGCGCTAGATTCTTATCTCCAGTTGTAAGGTTGTCAAGAGAGTAGGCACCAACGGCAGTAGAGTACGCAGCTGAGGTTATATCGTTCAAAGATTCGGTACCGATACCGACTGAGTCTATAGAAGTTGCAGTAGTCAGTGTAAAATTACCAGCGCGTTCACCGACGAAAGTGTTCTCAGTCCCCATAGAATGTAAATATGGCTCTGTTTCGATATATATAACGCCATTATCCGCACCGACTGAGGTTTCAGGAAGACGAACTACACCATATGTTTGAAAGTTACTAGCGAAGCAACCACTTACTAAGGTTTGTGTTAATGTACCTGCAATGACTGAATCGTTCATGAAGGTGACTTCACCAATCTCAAGGGCTGTTCCAGTACCAGTTATGACTGGACTGCCTACTACATCGATAACAGTGTTGCCGATATCAAGAACGCCTGTTGAATTGTAATCAATACATGCTGTAGCATGAGTTAGATATGAGTTGTAAATATGAGTTACAGCAGGATCGGTAATAGTGATAATGTCGGATATAGTTGAATTCTCGATTTGTACATCGCCATCAACAAAACCTAGAGGACAGTTAATCCTGGAATTAATGATACGGGTAATACCTGTTAATGTTGCTGAAACAGCTCCAGAACCAATTCCTGGACAATCAATAATATCAACAGCTGAACTACCATTATTAAATATAATTGAGTTAGTACATCCTGTTGTTTCATTACATGATTCAATGGTTATATCGCCGGTCCATAATGCAAGATCACATATTTGACCAACAAAGTCATACGTTCCACCAACTGCATAGAATGTACAGTCATAAAACTTAATATTACATGTACCAGCAGCAGCATCAAACAAAATATCTGCAGTAGTCGTAAGATTAAGTCCTGAAAACATGATAGAACCAGTAGCTGGTGGTGTATGTATACCTCTTATATATACCTCACCCTCTGATCCTTGCAGGTTAATTCCTGCTACTAGCACTAATGCTTCATCATATGTTCCTGGACGTATCATTACTGTAGCACTTGTAATACCATCTGTAACAGTCTGGTCAATCGCCGACTGAATTGTAGCAAATGGTGTAGTCCCATCAATATCAACGATATAACGTGACGCTTGATAATTGTTATTCATATTATTAAAAGGCATATTTTTCTCCTTTAAAACTCTCTTTTTTAAGTAACGTTTATATTGTCATTAGTTAAAACTACTTCAAATGTTGTATTTGCTACAGACGTAATCAATGAAATAGACGCATATGTATGGTTGATAGGGATTCTTATGCTTCCACCTGCCACACCTGGAACTTGACCAAATCTAAAGTTTTGACCTGCTTGGGCATTGATTCGCCATCCTCCAGCGCCTTCACCGATTATCTTAATTACCGACCCTAGGGGTGAAACTGCAGGTAATGTAAAAGTAGTGAGTCCGGCATTAGTATTCACATAACCATGATTATTAGTCATAGCGACTGCCGCACCTGCTTCACGCGACCACGTTATACCTGTTGCACCTGAATTATCGACCGCTGTCCAGACTGCTTGACCTCCTGCAAAACTAGACAGGATATAAATAGTATTTGTTAGTTTGTTAACCCAAACACGCCCGATGGATGCTTTATCGTTACCAGTCGGATTGCGTTTTGATGCTATCGGCGGATCAAAAACACCAATAAGTGGTTGGTTTTGTCCATAAGAGGATAAATTGTTTACATTTTTAGACATTTCTAATTCTCCTTTTTAAGAATTATGAGATTTGAAAACCTGTGATATAAGTGTCATACGCTACTAAAGAACAATTTTTTACACCCGTACCAGATTGAGATTCAAAGCCAAAGGATACTTGTTGACCAATCGTTAGTTGTATATTAGTTGTTAGTTGGGATATATCACCCTGTGTTCCTTGCATATCACGTGTAATTATCGGCGTACGAGTCAATATATAAGTTCTTCCAGGTGCATATATATTGAGAGTATTTGTGTAATGAAAAAATTGTGACCCTGCTGAAGGTGAAACAGACAACGTAAATTGATATATCCCATTAACTGGAGCAACAAATCGTGCCGGATTAGTATTATGGCTAAATGAATTTGTTGTATCATATGATTCAGTAAGATCTGGTCCCTTGAATAAATATGTTGAGCCATCGCCAGAAATATTAACTTTTGGTGCATTTAGTTGTGCAAAAAATGCTGCCTTAACGCCACCTACACCTGAATTAGTAATCGTTATTGAGTTAGCTGCATTAGTTATTGATATTCCCGTACCAGCTGTAATATTACGCCAAGCGGGAGCTGCGCCGCCACCAATAAGTACTTGTCCATTAGTACCAGCTGATGATTGTATGAGACCAGTATTTGTATTAGATAATATGCCTGGTACATTAAGCGAGTCTATAGTTGCATTGAAAGTTACATTTAAATGGCTACCAATAATAGTCCCGCCTGATGCGACGATATTACCATTAAAAGCGGATATATCACCATTTTCAGTGAAAAAAGCTAAATGACCAATTTGGGAATATGATCTAAATCCTGTCTCTAAATTATTAGAAACTATCGTTCCAGCAGCCGATATTCCAGCATGTGTACTCGAAATAGAGCCTCTAACTGCCATGGTGCCACCACTTACATCAACATTACCAGTAGTGATAGTAACATTGCCACTGCTAACTGTTAAGCCATTGCTTGCAGTCATTAAATTATCGGAGGTAACTGACGATGCCCCAAAAGTACCTGGTAGAACAATATTATTATTAAGACCTATTGTTATTGAATTAGCTAGATTACCTACAACTATTCCATTGCCAGCTGTAAGATTACGCCAAGCGGGAGCTGCGCCGCCACCAATAAGTACTTGTCCATTAGCACCAGCTGATGATTGTATGAGACCAGCATTTGTATTAGATAGTATGCCTGGTACATTAAGTGAACTGATAGTTGCAGTAGTCTCAACAATCAAAGTTTTGCCAGAAACTCTACCATGAACAGTTCCTAAATTGCCATGGACAGTTGCTATATCGCCATAGGTAGTATAATAGGCGAAATGTTCTAGCGCTGCATATGATACAAATCCTCCAATTGTACTAGTCGTTGATATTATTCCAGAACAAACAATATTGGCAACTCCACTCATATTCCCTGTGATGCTGATATTACCTCCAACTGTAACTATTCCTGTTGTTACTACTGTTGCGCAATTAATAGCACCCGATGAAACAACATTAGCGGCCTGAAAGTCGCCTGGAATAGTGACATTATTGGGCAATGATATAGTTACCTTATCATCTTCAGCTGCTGTAGTAACCTTATTGGCAGTGCCAAAAACCTTAAGTACACCAGCAACAGGTACAGCAGCCCCCACATCCGCATCAAAGCTTGCAGCATTCCCGACTGTGCTTAATGTTACAGCGTTTGCATGTGTATTGTATGCTACAATAACATCGCCTGCAGTGCCGAGAATAGATATAAGACCACCAAGATCTGGTCCTACGTTATTATCAAGAGTTCCATCGCCTAAATACTGGACGCCGGCTCCAACTGGAGGTGTTACAAATAAAGAACCTGATTGTGACATATCATTCCTCCGAACCGTAGAAATATGTCATGTAAACACTACCAGAAGCGGGACCAGCAGCTTCAAGCCATTTGACATAGAATTGTGTTCCTTTTGAAACATAAAAGGACATGCCTTGTGCCGATTGATTTGACATGATATCAAGTAACATGAATGATCGTGAACCTAAGGGAATATGATCATCTACACCATTTTTTGATATCCACAAATCACCATTCGTAAAATTCTGCAAAAGAATCATGCGTGCTCGGTTGCTAATAGGATTACCCAAAGTGGTATAACCTACGACAATGGCATTCCATAATTTACTTGCTGCGGGGGCTATTTCTAAACGTATAGAAGTTTGTATGCCCATTAGACCTCCCAGTAATAGGTATAACCTACTAAAATTACTGAACCAGCGTTAAAATCTTCTTCATTATCAATACTAAAAATGGTACCTTTGGGGAATAATGTAGTTCTCTCGCTATATGAGTTAAATTTCTGAGTATCGATATGTAATGGCATTTCAGAAAATATAACATCAGCCGCGTTTCCATCTATGTATAAATATGCAGCGCCAAATTTTAGGTTATTATAAATCGAAAGCCTAAATATCGGTGCTGTTAATGGTGGGCAATAGACCATTGGATTAATGGGAAAGAGGGCCCCATCAAGTATACATGTAGGCAAAGCGCGTGCTCTATTTTTGATTTGCATTGTTATTCCACATATGTATACCCTGATATACAAAATATTCCATCATCAGGTCTTCCACGTACATATATGGAAGTACCTTTAGCAATACTGTTAGATCTGCCAGAATATGGAGCATTGCTCTGAAATTGAATTTCGACTACAGAATCTGGAATTGATACATCATGAGTTGTTACACCCTTATCGTATGATAGATAAATAATCGAATCGCTACTATTAGTAAACCGTACAAGAAAACATGATTCTTCGAGACTATCAGTTACAACATGCCAAACTACTGGGTCGAGATCATTGGGATCATAGAATAATAACTCAATAGCACGTGCTCGTGTAAGATTACTCATCTCGCTCGCCAGAAATTTCTTTATTGGTTTGTGGCTTAGCTTTTTCAATGGCATCAGTCATTAAATCATTAATCTTTTTCAAAAAGTCCCAACCAGCCTCATAGGTATCGCCCAAGGGAGCTCCAACAGGTAATTCCATTCTAAAAACAAATTCACCTCGTTTAACTTCTAATATAACTGTTGATTTAAGTTCCATTACGTCTCCTTTTTAAAAACGTGAATAATATATTAAGTAAACTATTATGCCAATGAATAAAATGTGGAAAATGCAATCCGTGGTCAACAATATGAACAGATCATTGTAATTGATATTAAAACTGTGAAACGTTTGCCAGTAGTTAAAATTATTACTAAAAGATGCGCTAGCACTAACGAGATCGGACGAGGCACTGTTTCCCCATACCATTAGTCCACAAGATTGAACAGAATGATATATACAAAAAAGACACGACAAAAGTAACAACATTTTCATACATTTCCTAACATTGTCTACTTCTATATATAGTAAAGCATGAATCCAGTTTAAAAAAAAAGCTTTACTTAAATGTTACCATTTTGTAGTATATTTATACCGTTTATACTATTTATACCAAAAGTAGGAGTATTTGTGAAACGTGAAGAATTGAAATCTACGGTTAAAGACAGTACTTTCCTCCGCATAAAAGTAGAGAGACAGTTCCTTATCGAAGTAAAAAAACATGCTATTGAGAGACGCATCTCAATGCGGCAGTATGTGATTGAGGCCCTTACGGGGAAGATGTTAAAGGATAAAAATTATATTTGAGGGGTTGTTATTATGACATATATACTATCTGAATAAGATAGGCGTTTAAACACTGCTGTAAATAATGGGACTCGAATTTGTAGTCCCATGTTTGAAGTAGGTCGAACTAGTTTAATTTTAAAGATACCAGTAACATTTATGGAGAATTTATGTGGGTAATAGAACACTTGATCATTTGTATGTTTATCGCTTGGGTATTATCGTAAACCACCTTTGATAATTCTACCTTTTGTTTGTTTTGTAGATTGTTTTGTAGGTTGTTGCCTAGAAGGTTCAGTTGCTGCTTGTTCAACTTTTGTGCCTAAAGTTGTTATTACGTTTGCTGTCTGTGCTACACCTTGCTGGGCTGCCTTTATTAGTTGTGGAGTATATTCCTTAAATAATTGTGGGTATTTCTTAGCAATATTTCGAGCAAGAGAAACTTCTTTATGAAGATTTTGCAATATAATTCCTGATCCTGACGCTAGGACTGCTAATCTTTTATCAAGTCCTAATGCACCAAGTATAATACCTGCCGAGACAACACCAAATTTATCCTTCGCGAATCCTAATGCTTTTTCTATATTTGATGCAACTTCTTTCTGTTTAACAGGAGATTTAATGATGTCATTGTAAAGTGGCTTGTTTCCATCTTTTATAGAACTTCTAATAGGATCAGTTATATCATCGAGAGATTCCTTATTAATATTACGAATCTGACTCTTTTTTTGTTGTATAAATTCATTGCGTTGTTTCTGCATCTGTTTAAGTTCTATTGTCGATGTTTCACCACGCTTAAAATGTTCATAATGTTCGGGGCCAAATGTTTCAATGAATTCATCAAGTGCTCCCGTGACCTCTTTAAGTTTATTTTTAACACCAGAAGGGATATGTCTTGTATATACTGCTTCGTTAATATTTTTACGCGCTTCTTTCGCTTGACCAATAGTTAATTTCTTATTTTTGATGTCACCTGCAACAGATTTAACACGCTCCATAATAGATGATTTTTCAGGCTGTGTTAGTCCAGAACTAATATTATTACTTATGTCTTTTAATTTGTTATATAATCCAGTAGCATCACTTTTTTGAGAATGTGGAATAGTTTCTTGTGCTTTTTTGTATGATTCATGCTGTTGTTGCTTAACATCTTTGATGCGAGTATCATACGCTCTCATTTCATCGGTAGCAGAATTGATACGCTGTGCTTTATCGCGATTGAACATTTCTGGCAATGCTTTTGATGGACGTAACTTTTTAACTCCTATTTGAGTGCCTGTAGAACCTGCAAAACCACCTCCGAGGCCTCCAATTGCTCTACCTACTTCTTCGTCACCAACTCTTTTACCAATAGCGCCGCCTACTTCACTACCAATATAACCACCAGCAAGACCACCAAGCGATGATGCTAGAAATGCTAATGGTCTACCAAGACCACCAGTCGCTGCGGCTAAGGCTAACTCTTTAGCTGCAAATTGTGGTAGCTCATCGCCCTGCTTGTTCTCAGTCATATATTGAGGCAATATAGATGCTGCTTCTTCATGTGCTTGTTGTGATGTTGGAATTATATGCCCTAACAAATTTTTAACTGACTCTGGTGCACCAAGTTTACGGGCGCCTAATTCAACTAGGTTGCCTAAACCACCTAAAGAACGACCCATTTCATAAAGAGATGCAGGAGTCTTTGCTACGTTGCGAGCTATGTATTGTGGGGTCGATTCTTGTTCTTCAGTCAAAGGTCCTAGGTACGGTTCAAAGCCTTTTGATTTATTACTAGTATGTTGAGGGGTAATATTTTGCTTAGATTGTGAACCAATAAGACCGCCGCTTACTATTCGTCCCATTACATATCCTTCCATGTACCATTCTTTAATACAGAGCGTTTTCCATTCTCATCTTCATAGATGGTATTTTCAGTGTAATATTTTGGATAATTCAAAGGTTCTTCTTCCGCCATATCATATTCAACTAGACGTTCAGGTAAATCAGTCGGATACCTACCAGTTTTCTTATCGCGCAATGAGACCTTAAACCTCTCTCTGTCTTTAGATTTTCCATACTCATTAATATAGTTCTGTAAGGATTCTTGAATAGTCTCAATAGGTTGCCCAATACCAGTTTTGCCTGATTCAGCCAACTGATAAAGATGTTTAGAGGCTCGCCCACCACCTTTTTCGGCAGATTTCCGTACTAATTCAGCTTGAAGTTGCATGAAACGACGAACTTTAGGATTATTAACCCACATTTTTTTCAAAGGTTCTGGAACATTTCCCATAATTAGTCCGGGGAACTCACCTTTGTAGTTGTTTGCTATATCGAGCATTTCGGATGCTATCTCTTTTTCTTTCTTTATTCCTTGGAATTTCTCTCTATCTTCTTTAAGGAATGGTTGCAAGGCCAGTTGATCCTGACGATACCCTTTTTCTTGAAACTCGCTACGCTTTTCTTGAGATTCGCTCTTTTTGAATGCAAGGTTTTCGTTAAATTGTTTATTTTTGATTAACGTCTGACCTGTCTGCATCAATCTATTGCTCGATAAATTCTTTAGCTCATCGGCTGATACTTGAGGATTACCGCTATTGGCTTGAAATTGTTGCCCAATTTGTTGAGGTTGTTGACCTTGAAGTTGTTCATCTTGAAGTTGTTGCCCAATTTGTTGAGGTTGTTGACCTTGAAGTTGTTCATCTTGAAGTTGTTGTCCAACTTGTTGAGGTTGTCCTTGTTGATTCTGGTTGCCATTAACCATAGAGGCAAATATTCGTGCTATTGGTTCATTACCTTGAGACTGTAGTTGTTGTGTTACATACTTACTTAACAGCGCAGGATCTGCGTTTGATAGTGATAGACGCTGCTCATTAGACATATTTGGCAACATTGATGACAACGCTTGATAGTTCCTTTGTTGTTGTTGTTGTTGTGTATATTGCATTTGTTGTTGTTGCATCTTCATCTGTTGTTTTTGTGTATACTGATTCATTTTTAAATTAGCTAATGCCTGAAAACCTGATTCCATACCACGACCTAACCCGCCGCCAATCGCTCCACCGAGCCGTTCTCCTGCACCCATCGTCTTTGGGAATACTATTGCCATATTATCACCTTATCCGCGGAAACCGCCGTTTAAACCAACTTGATAGTTACTTCTATTTAAACCTTGCATTTGGTTGCCGTATTGTTGCATTGGGTTGCCGTATTGTTGCATTGGACTACCAAATTGTTGTCCTGCAGTATTGGAATTGCCAAACATACCCATCATATGCCCCATGCCGCCAGTTGCAGCAAGACCAAGGCCACTACTAAGACCACCAAGTAATGAAGATAGGCCAGTTTCCACCATACCTGGTACACGTGCATGCATAGCATTCTCATAACGCCTATTAAGGCCCATATTCATCAGGTTTTGCATCATAGGCATCATTTGAAGATTGTAATTCTTTTTCATACTTGCAAGACTTTCATCAAGTCCTGCACCAGCTTGACCTAATGATTGAAAAAAGGCTGAACTACGTTGTCCACCACTACCAAGACTTGAGAATCGTTCTGCTATGCCAGGTATAGTCTTTTGTGCGAATCCTGTACGAGCTTGTTCTTCAATAGGTGCAAAATCAAAGTTATTCATTGAACCTTGAAGGCCCTGTTGCAATGCTTGATCCATAGCATTATTTTGATTAGGACTATAATTTTGTAACTGTTCAACACGTTCAGGACTGCCCCACAAGTAACTATCGTTATTTTGACCATAGGGTTGCATATTGGATTGGTATACTTGATTTGCCATTATTCGCCTCTCTTTTCTATGTTAATATATCTTTAATAGAGTACTACTCCCCTCCCATAAAAAGAAAGATTAATATGGCCACATATGGACAACACAACGAACCAGGATTGTTTCTAGAGACTACAAGTGTGTTCGACATACAAACTATTTATCAGATGGATATAAATAGCCAACAGTTTAAAGAATTTCTTGTTGATCTTAGAAAAACAATGAGCAAAGTAAGTGAAGCAATCAACCTTAAAGACACAGGAATGTACCCACAAACAGAGTTTTCATGTGGGCAAACATATTTTCCTGATACAACATTAACATCAACAACACCACAAAAACCAACGCGACGGCAAGTATTTAGGAAAACATTTCCATGGCCCAGGACTTTACCTAATAGTGGGATAGACAATTTAGCTCATGGCATAGATTTTACATCTAATACGTACAAAATGACGCGTATCTATGGTGCAGCAACCCAATTAGTTCCCCACAAGTACGTACCAATTCCTTACATAACAGCAAATCTTGTAGAAATCATACAATTGTATGCCGATGGTACCAATATCTATTTGACAACGAATTTTAACGCATCAGCATATAATTATACATTCGTTACGTTAGAGTACATCAAGACCTAACTATTGGAATCTAGACGCGGTTGGCATAGCATAAATTGCCATAGCATTAAGAGTGAAGTCTGATAATGCATTATGATATGTCAACATTTGTTGAGTACTTAATGTAATACGTAGTTGTACTGCTTCTCCTTCTGCTTGGAAGTATACTGGATGCCAATACTGAGACTGTGATTGTTCAACAGGATTAGGTGTATATGGAAAGAAAGAGACTGTTTTCTGAGCAAAAGCTACATTAGTAACAATTGCAACAATTCCTGTTGTAAAATCGAATGATCCATTACCAACAGTAGCAGCCATTGGTTGCGGACCAGGGTCACTTGATATAACTGTAAACAATGCACTGCCAATAGTAGATTCTACTAAAAACTGTTGCCCAACTGCATAATAACCACCAGGAACAATTCTGGCAAAAAGACCAGCAATAGTTGTTGTACCAATATTTTGACTCTCATTGTCTCTGTAGGGTGTAAGTTCTAATATACTTGTTCCAATCAGAACATTAGATGCAATACCATCTTCTACTAAAGGTATATTACTATACGAAGGAAAACATTCTACAGTTACCTGACCGGCATCTCTATCAACAAGAAAATCAACTTTATTAATAAAGGCATTACGTGCTTCTTTTAGGAAGAAGTTGTACTGTTTAGTGAGAATATCTATTTGTGAAACACGCGTAATTGTACCGCCGCCAGTATAAATAGTTACATTTAATTCAGCTATTATTCCTATGTGATTATCATCAATAACAGTAAATCTAAATATACGATTGTTGAAATTAGTAAGTCCCTGACAATTCTCTATGAGAATAAACTCCTGCTCTCTTAAATTATGATTTATAACAGTTATTACATTATTGGTATTATCGATATTAGTTATAGATAGCCCAATCGAGTTTCTTGGATTCTCTTGATCTACGATAAAGGTAAACCCTTCTTGATTGCCAGCAATAATGAGTTTGGGATTGTTCGCTAACTGTCCAGAGTCCCATATATCAGTTGTATCTGCCCATGTTTGATCCATATTAGCCCATGTACGAGCATCTTGTTTTTCATAGTAACCGAATGCAGTAATAGAATCATCATTGTATGACCATGTATTAGATTTGTAGTTATATACGAGTATCCTGTTGGGAAACTTATACGTAGGTCTTTGTAGATATGTTGGATATACAATGGACCAATAGACCATTTCAGTGTAAAAATCTCTGACACCATGTATACGTTGTGTACCATCATTATTTGCATGAATATCAAAGACATCTTGTGGATTCTTTTCATCGATACGTTCAACTTGAGCACCATTACAGGCTTGAATACCCACGTTACCGATACCAAGTATTACTTTATCAAAGGATATTTGTGAGAATGTAGCCTCAGAGCCAAACTCATTGTTGAGCTGGTACCATCTGAAAGGGTCAACTTCGTTGCCCATATAGACAAGTTCCCATGTACTTGAACTAAAATAGACTATTAATCGATCTTTAAGGATAGATGCTGTTATAATAGATTGCCTTGTAGGCGCATCTCTCCAACCCCCCTTACCAGGTATGTCTTCACGCCATGCATCATCTTGAACTGGTGAAGCATTTTGACACCATCTAACTCTATTAACATGAACAAAAAATGCACCTGCTGCACCTTCAGTCTCTGTTGTATTCAACATTAAGAGTCGATCTTTAAAGGTAATGACAAGGCGTGCAGTCTCAATGAAATAATCTGTTGCTGGCAGTGTTGCGCGTGTTCTCGGCCGTAAATCAACCCATGCAACACCAGTCCAATATTTAACATGGTCAGTTGTATTATTATTAGTAACGTATAATAAATTATCCGCTGAATCATTACTTTGCCAGTTAGCGCCCCAAAAAAACTGAAGATCAGTACTTGTCCAGATACCTGCACCAAGTCGATTCCAACCACCAGCAGAGTGTAAATAAGCGTATTTCTGATCAAAAGCTATTACGGGATTATTGTTTACTGCCCCTGTTTCATAGGTACAGAACCCCATGACAGGTAATGAAGGGTACCAATATATTTGTGTTGCTGGAGTACATCCAACAAATGCATATGCACCTGTTGCAATATTGAATGTACCTGCGCCACCAGTAGCTAACATAGGAACAGCACCAGGGGTAACAATATCATAAATAGTAAATATCTGGTTACCTATCGAGAATATTTGACTTTCTGCGCCTCCAGCACCTGCACCAGGTATAATACCTGCAGCATTACCACCAGCAGTTGTTATACCAACATTAGCACCACCAGGCAAGGCATGTCTTAAACGTGTATACAGTTGTTGATACTCTAATGCTATAGAAGTATTTAAAGGACGAGCACCAAAACGTTTTCTTAAACGGCCTCGGAAATTGTAAACGTTGTTAAGTTCTGCATATGCTTCATCTGGAATTAGAAACGGTTTAACATCTGACTGTCGACCTTCAGTCATTGGCGCTATGAGAAATCTATTTTGTGCCATGGTTTATCCTTAATATGTTCCTATTGCAATCCAATTGTAATTAGCTACAGCTCCAACACCAAGAAAGTTAAGCGTATCAACTTCAAATTGATTAATATCGGAAGCCCTTAATTGAACTGCTCTATAATTATTACCTGGCTGATATTCTTTAGGAGTAAGGAATATAAATGGAACTGCAGTATAGTTCTGTGCAATAGTATTAAGATCGATTAATTGATAACCTACGTCATTTGTTAAACCAGTTCCAAATTTCATTAAAAGACCACAAGCAAGATAACAATATGAATTTGCACCAGCAGTAAAAGTCTTCATAGACAATGGTGCAGTATATGGAGATACACCACCATTACGTTTTATAAATAATTCGCTTAAACCTGAAAGAGGATATGGAGCTGCTGGAACTTTATTATAGATAACAAACTCACCAACTACTGATGCTGGTATTGCTGCTTGAACTGGAAATGTTACAGCATTGTGTTTCCCTATATTTGCTGCGAGACCATTAAATGTTACATGGTTAGCACCAAGTGCAATTTGTATTGCTTGAAAATTAGCTAGTATTTGCGGTTGTGATGCGCTGATTCTATCTGTTGCCGCAGGTATAGCATTATTATATGGCATATTATTCCTTTATTATTGACCACCACTAGAAAACCATCCTGATGGCCATCCATTAGATTCTGAATATATTGTAGGTGTTCTTTGATTCGTTAACTGTACAATAGTTCTTCGTAATACAAATCGTTCTTGCGCTCTAAATTCTGGTTCTATCATCGCTAATGATTCCATATCCATTCTATCTTGAAAGATCTTCCTACTTGCACCATACGCTATATATTGAGACCACTGTCGTAACTCTGGTTCTTGAGTATTAAGAAGCATCTCAGTTGGTTGCGTATAGACTTCAAAGTTAACCGAATATACTTTGTCGGGAACAGGTCTCAAGGTGAGCGTATCGTCAAAATTGAGCATTAATTGAGGTATAGAAACTACTGTAGGTACACATTGAGAAAATATTTGTTGTGTTGCAGCAGGTGCTACAGGAAATGTAACAACATATTGCCCGGTAATATAGTTAACATAGTTGTTAGCATTAAATAATCCTGTTGGAGCACTATTAATTGCGACAAGTTCACCGAATCCAGGAAAGTTATTAACCGCTGGCGCACCATGATTACCTGTTAACAAAGGTACATCATGCATAGCAATACCATTATTACTTGAATCAATTGAGTTAAACAAAACAGTTTTACGCAGAGTAATAGTAGTTGGTGCGGCTACATTAGTTGGTAAATAACCTGTATTTGATGGTAAATATCCTGTAAAAGCTGTAGTGACACCATCGCCAATAGTATTAAGAGCAGATATTGCTTGTACTTGTGGATATATGCCATACAGTTGTTCCCGTGACTGTGTATAAACCTTACGTTGACCCGCAACAAAAAGTGGCTCATGAATACTGATATATTTGTTTTTAAAGTTGTAGAACTGGTTGTTTGTATTAATTGTCTCATCGGCAAGGTTTAACGGGTATGTATCGACGTATGGTGTTGTATAAAACGTAAATGTCTTGCGTAGATTGAATAATCTTAAAGACTCTGGCAAATCGTATAATATGAATGTATTGATATAGTCATTAATATCACTGTTTGAAAGTTGCATGGTAGATGGAGCACGTACGAGTCTACGTACCTTTGTATAAATCTGTGATAATGTGGTTAAAGCTGGCATTATTACCCCTTTTTCAAGGCAAAATATTATCTGGTAACACGTTTCTTGTTGCTTGATCTAGCTGAGAGTTAACTTCCCCAATTGGTACAACTTGAGGCCATTGCGTTGTATCTGCTGGCACGTTAAATATATCAAAACGTGTTGTATCGATATCAACTGAAAATCTTGTTGCATCGATGCGTGTTATAGAACTCTTAAAATGATCAATTTGGATCATTCCACAATTTAATGGTATATATAAACGTACTACAAGACCTGTTAAGTAGTTATGATCAAATGCTGTTGTCAAAACAGCGGGAAATGCATTAGTTATTGCGGTTATTTCTCTCATAGCAGGTTGGAATATCGGGTATTGTTCGGTAAGTAGTGGCATGATATCCTTAATACGAAGCTTTAACTACTTCGACAATACCTGATGATTCTTCAAGTCCTTCAATATCAACGAATTCAAGAGAATGGAAAGCATATCGTCTAATTTTCTTAATTACCTGCATAGTTTGTCCATCAGGAGAATAAGCACCGATCATCTCTCTATCACCTGGTAAAAATGCATATTGAGGGTAAAAACCACTCTTATTCAGATGCTTAGCAACGCCTAAAGGAATGGAGTAAACTTTACCATCTTCAAGACTAAACTGTTCTACAGGATCTTCTTTATATGCTTTAAAGCAGAAATTGAGGACTCCTCCATCAACTTCATAATATTTAAACATACCTTTAACAATCTCACGGTCTTTGTCGCGTTGATATTTAAGTTTGTTTTCTGGTCTCTCTAGCCTATGAGAATTCTTTTTTACTTCTGTTGTTTCTAAATTTTCCATTATATTCCTTTTTTAAGAATAGGGGGGAATCGTGCGCCCCCCTGCACTTTATTACTACGAATTAATTACATATTCCAGGATTTACCAGCAACCCAATAAATAACATCATTGTTTGTTCCTGCTGGAGCCAACAAGCGTGTTGCGGCATCATTACCAGCACCAAGAATCATTCCGATTGCACCAGTATTCCTGGTTGCATCAGTCAAGATATTTTCATATGGATGCTGTGCAGCTATGCCGACTGGCACCATCTGTGGGAACTGACAAGGAGCAGAACCAGCAAGAGGCCAAGCAAAGGCTGTATATGCTGTTGTATTGATATCGATAGTAAATGACAGATTGTTCGGTGCATCTACTGTTAATACAGTTGCAAGAACGTTGTCGAGTTCCACCATACCTAGGCCACTATATACAGGGACACTGAAACGTACCTGTTGCCCTACCGTTAATCCATGAGGAATAGTAGTAGTCACTACAGCATTAGCTGCTCGTGTTACATTACATACTGTTCTATTGCGTGGATAAAATAGAGGGTTGTAGGGAATTACTCTATAATGACCAGCACCGCCAAGAGCGACCGTACTAGCTAATGTAGGAAGAGTAAACCTTACACCAGCAACAATAGCAACTGGAGAGAAATCAATACCGCACAATGTTGGAGCTGCTGCAATGCTATCTAGCCTAACAATTGATTGGAATGCTACGAGACCGGCAGTATTAGCGGTAGAAACGACTGGGGCAGGTACTGAAGTAGTTCCAGTAGTTACTATCTGTGCACCAGGAGTATTAACCGAGGTATCGTAAAGTGTAAAACCATTATTTGCTGCAATTTCAGCAACACCAATTGTCGCGTCTCCGCCGATATGAGGATGGACTAATCCACGACCTGTCGCCATTCCACGCTGCCAGTAGAACGAAGTTCCAGAAGCATTAACAACCCCTATGCTATTTGTATAGTTTACAACTCTCATCCAATCTACATCAGATCTAATTGGTATATATTTAGCATTACCATCAGATACAAAAGAACCTTGTAAAATTATAGTTCCGTCCATATTATCTCCTTTTAAGCTAATGTAGTATTTAATCTGAAGAGCCAAAGGTCATTCAAAATTTTTGGACAGGCACCAAATTTGTATCCAACTGAAGCATTCATCGCTAAAGCTGAGTCAAAAATTGCAGGTCTATAGATGAATGTTGCAGACATGCCATCTTGCATAATATATGCATATGATTCCATACCTGTTACAAAAATCGAATAAACTGTTGCACCTAAGAATGATGAATTTGTGACCTTAGCACCTTGGCTTGATATCCAAAATCTTAAATTCTGAACACTGCCCCACTCTGCTTTGCCGATATTATGCTGCGATGGATATTCATTAACGTGTTTAAATTTAGCAACGTTGTTAATATCCTCAGTAAGATCAGTGTGGCAAAAGGCCATGAAAGAATTGCGTATCGGGCCTGTTCCAAATTTATCCGTGGCATCGACGTTTTCGAGAATTGTCTTAGCATCATTTGTGAGCAAAGTTTTAACTACATTACCGACATCACTTGCCGTTAATTCTGTAGGATTATCACCGTTCACGCCACCAGTACAGTTAATCTGTGAGGCAGTCGCTTGCAGCATATTACGAGTTAACAAATCCTCGGTAATCCTTAACGATACTCCCAATCTTATTGCGAGTTCATTAAGCGGTTTATCTTGCGCTTGTAATGTACATTGCTCGTTGATCTGTAAATAGGTTCCATAGAAACTAATTTCAGCATCAATATCAACTGCTGTAGCCATCTGTGGTGGTGGTGTTAATCCACTATTACCCAATGGTACAAGAGCTGGCTGCAATTGGTTATATCGTCTCATGCGAAGGATTTTGCCACCTTTTGATGGCATTCTTTTGGGCATTGCTGCTAAATTGTGAATTTGGTTAGCAGTAGGAGTACTGAGAATTTTAGAGTCAAAACTCTGTTGTACTGGTGCACTTAAAGTATCCGTGGTTATGTAGGCCATGGTAATACCTCATTACTATGAATGTATATATTTTGCAAGATGGGCGAATTCTCTCCAATTTGCGCCCTGTGGTCGACGAGGCCAATTGCGTCATTTACAGTAAGCGAATCTGTTGTTACGCTACTAGAGAGTCTAATATCAAAGGGTCTCAAAAAGAAAGAAGTATGATGAAAAAGCTGCAAAAACCCCGTAATGGTTTAATACGGTTACATGTTTCAGTAGAAAACTATGAATATCTTTTAATTAGAGCAATCGCTCAAAAAAACAATACGTCTATATCAAGTTTATTACTCCCATCTATATACAAATTCTTAGAAGATTATATTAAAGATACAAAATCTAAAAAATAGGAAGAGAATGCATTTATACACGATAAATACATGTGGCTGTGCCTCTTCTAATCCTGGAGAATCTGCTATAGGAATCGAAATATATGATCACAGGGAAAACAAAGTATTACTTTCATATGTGACTCATATAGGATTCAAAAGTAACCATTATGCCATTCATGTAGCAATCATAACAGGTGTCTATTGGTTCAGATCTTTACAGCTCGATGATTGTGGCACAGTTGTTTTACGATCTAACAACTTATTGATACTGAAAAAATCTAAAAAATATTTTGTGCCGTATGATATTAACAACCTTAAAAAGATGGATCATCTCTATTTAATGGAGAGTCATTTTTTAAAAGATTTAAATTATGAGATTGCTAAAGATCAAGAAAATGGATCGTTAAAGCGTATTGTTCAAGGTGCGACAGTAAGGAGTGGTTACCCCGTGAATAAATTGTTGTTAAAGATGTTTGAATATTTCAATATTGATCTAACAGCCGACTACAAAAGTGACCCTATTGAAACAGCTGTTTACATTGACAAGTTACATAAACTAATTGATTTTGTTGATAAATCGACAGGGGACCCTGTAAAGGTATCGGTGCTGCAGATGGTTATTTTCAAGAATTACGATATTGAAAATCATTGTCTAACACTAGAACTTGACCAATCAGAAATATTCTTTAGGGATGGTATTGTCGATCTTTTGTCAAAAAATTTAGTACTCAACAAATTATGTGAATTGTTTGATGACTCTAAATTGATTGTAAAATTATTATAAGTTTATGGAGATTGATCTCTGGGTTGAATTTAAATATTGTTGCGAGCAATGGAGTCATGTATTAGAGGATGCCCAACAAGGGGTACAACCATTTGAACGTATGCTTTCACTTGTTAGCATAAAAACGTTTGATAGGGTTAAAAAACATCTTCTCATTGTATATAATCCTAAACATGCTGCAACCATTCGGTTGTTTAGTTGCAACCAAGAACTTGTAGGATTTATTCAGAAATATTTTGGTAAAGTAACTGTAGAATTTAAAGAAAATAATAGTATTGTAGCCCATTCGGATGATAGATTATTTAAGCAGGAATCGATCATTAATGAAAATAGATGAGGAAGAAGCCATATAATTAGACTTATATACATACAAGGAAGGAAAATGATGAAGATATTTAGTATCATGTTCTACTCGTTAGACCAAATTGGTGATCTTAATTGTAGCTATGAGTGTGAAATAGAGGAAATCATGCTTAAAAAAGCAGTTGATATTATGAATACCGATCTTCCCCAGAAATTCATTGAGTGTAATGGTGCTATTGTTGATATTACAAAGTTTCCTGTTATTGAATTTTGTGAAATTGAGGGAGAATTGTGAAGAAACTATTATTTCTTTTGTTAATATTCTGCAACTCTCAGGCGATGGTACAAAAATCTCCTGGAATGTACAATTTAAATAAATACTCTCTCTTTTCTAATGATGGTGAATTAACTACCATAACAGGACCAATGTATGCTGGAAAAACAGCCAACCTTATATTGTATGTCAAATTTGCCCGTGAACAACGGATAAAGTACTTGGCGTTCAAACATACCTTTGATACAAGAACAGAGAATACGCTCAAGTCTCGTGCTTATGCTGAGGAGATTCCCTGTATTTCTACATCATCAGCTGAGTATATTTTACTTAAAGTTCTACAGGAGGAACCTGAGGTCGTATTTATTGACGAGGTACAGTTTTATTCTAATAAACTTATTAATGTTATCGATACAATGATCAAAGCAAAAATAAATGTTGTTGTATCAGGTCTTGATACTAATTTTAGACGTGAATCATTTGGGACTACAATTACTCAATTGGTACAGAGATCTAAGAACAAAATTAAACTTCAATCACGATGCAACCTTTGTAATTGCCATAATGCAGAATATACACAACGTCTTGTTAATGGCATGCCGGCCCTATCTAGCGACCCAGATATTATTATCGATGATGATAAAAGTCTAGTTACCTATGAGCCACGATGTAAAAATTGTCATATTTTGCTTTAAAACATTCGATTTATTCATTATATCGATAAGCCATGTAATTATTGTAATATATTTTGATTAATATATGTTACTTACATGGCTTATTTTTCATACATTTTTTAAAAGAGATATCATTCTCTTAAGAGGATTATTTTATGAATAAATTATTTATTTTATTTCTTTTTCCATGCATAGTTAACGGTATGGCTATTAAAGAGAAGAATTTTATACAATCAAGTAAAGTTGATGGTATCGAACTGTCTTATCATAAGGATGGTTTTTGTGTACAAAAAGATAACAGCAGCTACAAAATCCCTTCATACAATGTATCAAAAGAGCTAAGGCACCGTAGTAAAGAGGAATTGCGATCATATCTGAAGACTGGTTGTCTAGAGCTTAAAAGAATGTCTGATGCGAGTTACAAAATTGAAGGACATCAACGAGGATTAGGGGCAGGACCTTTTACAGGCATGGTTTTCGGTCTTGTTACAGCTGTTGGTGGATGCGCTGGGACACTTGCGGCTACAATCGTATCTATACCTTCAACAGGCCCAGGCTGTATTTTTGTTCTCGCAGCTGGTGCAGCGGCTACAACTAAGGCAACAATTGCAGCAACTATTGTAGGTGGTGCTTTACCGCTCCCATAAAGGTAACACAAATTAGAACTGGGGTATCATGGATAATAACTTAATCTATTATATTAAATTGATTATTTATGGGTTCACAATGGCCGCCTTTAATGCAATATCAGTTGTTTATGTCGATGGTTATGTGAGTTTTATCAAAATTTTCATAACTACTATACTATTTTCATATATATTGTGGGCTGCTCGTGAATATTACCCAATTATTGGCGAACCCAGGAGTTTAAAACCATTTTTAATATGGACTCCTTTGATAGTATGTTCTTTAGCACTTACACAGTTTTATAATTATAGTATAAATGATCATTTTGAACTCAATTATCTGATTATTAATTCTATTTTAATGATCTCAATGGTTATTGTCGTAACTAATTTTAGATATATCGATTAAATGATATTTTAACATGAATGAATTTGCCCCAAGGAAGAAGTAGACAAAACCTTGGGGCAACCATCACGACTTTCGTTTACTATACAAACTTAAGTGGTTTTTACAGTACTCCGTGATGAATTTACATGTCCGCGTAACGACACATCTCTGCGTACAATCTCTTTTTATCATCTTCAGTTAATCCGTTAGCAAATGCATTAGCTTTGTTTAATGCGGATTCACCCTGTTGTGGTGATACTGCATTAACGTTCTGTGGTTTACTGAGATTTTTGTTAATTGCCTTATCTTGTGAGCTAAAATCATTTGGATTGATATTAAGTTTTGTTATTGCTTGGTGCGCTGCCTTGGCTTTGCTGTACAGATCAGGGTTAGCGTTAATAGAGGCTGCGAGTTCTGGGAATTGTGACTGTAGTATATATAATGCATCTTGAGAGACTACTTTATCGAAGTCTGGAAACTCTGAGCGGATTCTACTCTCTGAGAATGCTTCTTCTGCCTTCTTTTGGCTTTTTGTAAAGGAATCTTCTAATTTTTTGAGTTTTTTCTCATATGCTTTAAGATGTTTACCTTCGACCAGATCATCATTATTAATCGGATAATTTTCTTCTTCATCGCCTCTCTCTACGGGTTGTCTATTCTCATATTGCTGGTTTTTTCTATAATACTCATCGCGTTCACGTTCTAGACGTTCAGCCTTCTCGCGTAACTGTTTAAATGACAACTGCGCTGCTGTTTCTACTGGTGCTGCAACCGCTTCTGCAGGCTGTTCCAAAACAGTATCTTGTTTAACTTCAGTTTCTACCTGAGTTTCTAATACTTTTTCTGTTTCCATTGCTAACTCTCAATGATTAAGTGTCCTGATTCTTCTTTTTCGTTACTTAATTTCTTGGCAACATTTAAAAGTGTACCGTTAAAATAATCAAGTACAAATCTTAACAGTTGGTATTGTTCTGGCGGGCATAATTCTTTATGGTCCCGCATAGCAATTGCATAATCTTCAGTTGGTAATGTCCACATGTACAAAGGTCCATCCCAATCCTTATTGCATTGATATACAGATTGGTCGAACTGTGGTGTAGGGCATGAATTTCTTGACCAGAATTTTGTATGGATTTTACTTGTAGCAGGATCTTTTTTAAATGTGCTGACAATATAGAACAAATGCCTATAATTATTTTTATTTTTATTGAAACATTCGTATAAATCTTTATCGTAACTGTCTAAGGCAGCATTACGAAGATCGGATACAATGATGTTACTTCTCTCTCTTTTTTCCATCGTGATATCCCTTTTTTTAAAATATCACTACCATCATATACACGAATTTAATTCTAAAGTAAGTCCCAGTTTTTTTTAAAACTGGGGAATAAATAAGGAGGGGAAATTATTTCTTGTTCTTACAAGGTTTAGATCCTTTTTTATCTTCTTTGACAGAATTTAAAAATTCTTTTTTAAGTTTAGGTTTCTTAAGTTTCATTTTCATATTTTCTCCTTTAAATATTGGGCCCTGATTAAACAGAGCCCAATTAATCAACGGTTCTGGCTATTATCATCGTTCAGTATAATGGAAGATTTCTTATAGCGTTTAGCTTTTATCATGTTAGCAGGTTTGCCTATGATCTTATTGAGAATCTTCTGCATCTTAGGATCGCGAACCATTACCGCCATATTATGCCTTACGTGGTTTAGTAGCACGACGGATCATTGCCCCATCACCATTTTTCTGAGAATCAATACCAACAATAGTATCATCATACTCACAAGGCATGTTGTACTCGTTTGGTTGATACTTTTTAATAACAGTGTTTTCAGGCATGAAGGACATTGCGCTAGGATTTTCTGTAATCATAGCTGCTGATTCATGGTATCTTTTTGCCATATTTGGCCTTTCTGTGAACTGCCGATATAGTATCGACAATGGTTATCCCATCTACAACAGAGGGGTTATTTTAGTCACTTTGACTCAACTTTTTTTAGCTCACTATAATAATTATTTTTCTCATATAAGTGAGATAGAGCGATCTTTGCAGTCTTAATTGGATCATCATTAGTTATATTAGTCTTAGGATTTTTAGTTCCATGTTCTAATTCAACTTTCATCCCCATTTCGAACTGTTTAGGGTTGATCTGTTTCCAGTTAACACCAAGTTCGTCACCAATATCCTTAATTTTCTTATTCAAATTATTCCTTTTATTCCTCAGAAAAGGTCTCGATATATGCTTCTAAATAATCTTTAAGTAAGATTATTTCCTCCTCCGTCAGCTTCTTGATTATCTCTATTATTACTATTAACTTCTGCAGTTTTTCGATCATTCACAGCCCTTCCTGGTTTAACTGTAACATCAGAATCACCGTTAGCATTATCCTGTTCTTGCGCTTTAACGAGGTTATGCATCTCTAAAAGTTGTTTCATATGGCTTAAATCTATTCCATCAATCTCTTTCATTGCTTTAACGAGATCTAAAAGAGCAGAATCTTCATCTTTAACTGCCTGAGCGCGACGTTCTTGAGCAAGTGCTTCATTTTCTTGTACTCTAGATAGGCGTTCGATACCAAGACCTTCGTTCGCTGTAGCCTGAGATTCATTAAGTTTGATCTGAGATTGTAATTGCATCATCTGCAACTCTGCTTGTCTTTGTTCCATTTCTTGTTTTTGTTGTTGCGACTGTTGGATAGATTTTATAAGTTCTTCTTTGTTCTGCAATAGACATGAGTCTAATAGGACGTTATCTGGTACAGCAACACCCATCTCTCTTAACTGGATCAACTGTGCAAATTGTAACTGTTTTTGAGTTTGAGTAAGTACAGCCTCTTCAACGTGTGCGTTATATACACCGAATGACTTATTGTAGAACTGTTGACTAGGCTCGTCACCGCCGAGTATTTTCTTTATTTTACCAGGAGTATAGTTAGCTTGAATCACGTCTATCATAAGTTTGCCAAGTTGTCTTTGTGACCTATCAAGTTGATCAAATAAAGGCTGTAAGGTAACAAGAGAAGCATTTTGTCTAATCATGGACAATAAACCAGCAACATCATTAGTAGGAGTACCGAGTAATTCCTCACTAATACCGGATATATCATTCATTTCTTTACCCAACATCTCAGATAACTGAATAGTTGTTGGTGGTACTATTGGAGACTGTATTTGCTCCGCATCGGTCATTTGTGCTTCAGTCTTAAGAGCGATTCCCTTACCCTGTCCAGCCATAAATATATCTGAAGGATTGACTAAGCAGTCCTCTTTATACTTCCAACCAGAGTTTACCTGACTCTCTAAAATATCCAATTCTATTGCCTTACGGCGATTGTATAAGAATTGTGCATCCCTGAGGCCTCTGACCATTCCTTGTACGCGATAATTATAATAGGGAATTTGTGGATTATAATAGGCAGTTACAGGTATAAAAGGGTAATTATCTATACCCATTGGATTGTAGGAATTAAATAGAACTTGTCCTCCAGCAACTATAGCTAGCTTAACCGTAGGAACCTCTGTTTTCTTCATAGTGATTTGAGGGTAAGTCTGTAAAAATAGATTTAGGCGATCATCATCTTGGCCACGCCACTCTTGTACTTCACCAGTTTGTCTATCTACAAGAATAAGTTGCTCTCTATAATCTCTATAGTAGAACTCATCATACGCAATCAGGTTGCTCATGTTATAACCGAGGGATTCTGGTTGGTACTGAAACTTTCCGTCGCGCATGGTGTCATTTTGGAGGTTTTTAATAATATCTGATGCTGTAGGCATGAGACTTAATATATCTCTCTTGGTTAGATAAGAACGTTTCCATATAAAATGGCAGTCAGAAAGATCAGCGTTTCGAAAGAATGGGTCGATTATAAATGAATTGTAATCAGTTTTAGCTACTTTAATATCACCTGATATAGGATCATTTCTAAAATCTAACCAGAGCTGCAAAAGAGACATGCCAGAAATGAGAGCCTCCTTAAAGGTATCTGATATGGTTTCGAGGACATATTCTCTATTATGTACATAGTCAAAAATCTTTGAAAACTGATCTGCTGTCTTCTGGTCCGCATTCTCTACAGGAACACATACAGTTTGTTTGCGGTTTTTTCGCTGATTACCTGAAACAAGATCGATTTGTTTACGTATCTTGTTAAATATAAAGGTTTTGCGCATAGGACCTGGAACACCAGCCCAATATGAATTAAAGGCTGATTGGTCGCCACTGTAAAATTTATGATCTAAATCAGCCTCAGAGGCATAGGTTAGATTTATCGTAATTGATTGCATGTACAAATGATTCATATACTCAAGTATATTGCGATCACCTGAATCTACATATTTAGTATCAAGCTCTTGAAATATCACTACTGCCCCTTTTTCAATTGAGCGTTTTTCGTTACTTCATTAGCTTAAGTCCAGAAGGTATTTCAACGCAATGATTTATTGATTGTTGATCATATATATAAGAGTAATTATGCAGAGTAGACTCAAAATTCCTATGATTAAGAAGATGAAACTAAGGATTGCTTCTATTACTGATAATATATTCATGTTTTTTTAACCCTTCATTGTATGTATTAAGAACATCTTTCAAAGAAAACACAAAAATATAGAAAATCAAAAGCAGCCATAATTTAGTAGTATCTTCCATCACCATGGTTCTTTCTTAAATGGTCTAGCTGTATCATTAAGCATCATAGCTTCTTTATATCTTTTATCTAATTCTTCCGCTGATAAACCATCACGCATTTTTGGTAACGAAACGCACAGATACCTAAAAGCATCAGCAAAATGGCTATCACTATTATGTAACGGACGGTCATGATAGACTTTTCGTTTACTATCCCATTCCTGTCTATAATTCTCCAGTGCCTTGATCAATGGTGCACAGACTTTTTCATCAATCCATATTTTGCCGAAAACAGAACGGCACGACTCTATACCATCCATAAGGCTTACGTTATTCGATAAAGTGAATTTGATTCCTAGTTCTCTTGCCTTAGATATTCTAGTTTGTCCTGAACCCCATTCTTTGACAGCTATGTCATGTGGCGCTATATGACGACCCATAGTATACGGCTTAGATTTGATTACATTGACGTAATGCTCGAGACCTTCTTTGTTCTTTTCATAGCAATCAATTATTCGGACTGTTTGCCCTATACATTGGAACCATATGATAGTTGTTGAATCACGGACCCCAATATCCCAAGCAGTATGAACAGCGAAACCTGGTTCCCAAGGTACATTAGTAATCTGTCCCTTAAGACGCATGCGATCAATATATTTTGCATAATAACTACCTTCAACACCAGCAGAAAAGTCACACCAGTATTCCTGGCGTGCAAGATCTTCACTAACTTCGCATGATTCTATCTCTTTTCTAATATCAGCAAGTGAAATATGCCCACAATCTTCAACCGTAAGCTTGTAACAAAACCAGTCTTTAGAGTGACTTGCTATCTGATAGAGAGTATAGAAATGATTATACCCTCTCGGTGTACTCAAGAATACAACTATACCATTATTTGCATTCATGATAGGCCGCACAAACTGATATGCGCGTTCATCTGAAAGAGACCATTCTGAAAATACTATCATGCGTGGGTTTGTACCAATGAGAGAAGTATCGTACGTATCTGAGCCCATTAGCTGAATAATGGAACCATTTATAAGTGAGATCTTCATCTCTTGTATATTAATAGCCTTAATAAGTTCTTTTGGAATATAGTCGATAAATTTGTTGCCATCTATGGTAATACTGTCAAAAATTACCAAACGACATTGTCTATAGGTCGGCAGGCAATAGAAATAGTTACCTATCTCCATGACTGCTTTACGTATGATCAAATTCCAAGCTGTTAAATCTTTACCTGAACGACGACACCATAGGGCTAGTACTTTTCTATACCCTTTATTTAATACAGCATCAAGGAGAGGTAACTGATAGTCCCGCGGTTTATATTTATCTAATCGTACCTGGGTTTCAGTCGTCAGATTCATCAGGCTCCAATTTTGGCACATTAGGACAATCCTTAGTTTGCTCCATCACAACTACATAGCTCTTAGAATTGTCTTCGGGTTTATTCTTAATACCATGTTCCCATTCAAATAGTTTCTTATATCTATCGCAATAGAGATTAAGATCCTTGTGAATAAGTGTATGAGGTATTTTACTCTTTAAAACATCTTCCCTTAACTTATCCCCTATTGCTTCCATCAATTCATTATAGGCATCTTTTAAATTAGGGTATTTGTGTAACCAATTTTCGAGTGTTCTCACCTCAACTTTAAAAGGCGCATCAGGTGATTTTAGATAATAAGATACATGCTTAGTACTCTCACAGTTTTGTGCACATTTGAGAAAATATTCACATAACGAGTCCAATTTGCGTGTGTCTAATAGTTCTTTTTTTCCTGATATCACAGAGTAATATTGTTCAAGTAAAGGCCTTACTAGACCTCTTTTACTTGTGCGAATCTCTTTTGACTGATCAGACTGTTCAATTGTAGAGTGTTTTGGTTTAATTTGTGTTTCTTTTTTTTTCATATAGCATCCTCAAAGTAAAACTCAGTTCTTGGCTTACGTGAATAACGCTTAGCAGCTGTTATCTTCACCACCCTCTGATCGTCCGCATATAGTACCCCATTACATACATCACAGAGAAGTTTTAACAAATTATCCAAATCTGGACGCGACTCCACATATGTCCCCTCCAACTTGTCCGATTTATATATAGATAAAGGCATGAAGAAATCAGCAAACAAATGTTGTGGTCCTGTTAACATAGGCATATCATCACGTTGCCGTTCTAAATCTATCGAAAGGATAAGTTTGTGTTCTTTTTGCGAGTCATAGACATGATTATTTGTAAACCGTGGCCTAGATAAAGCCTTAGGATTGCCCATCAAACAATATTTCATACGTGTCTCCTTCTAACGTTGTTTGGAAATTGACCAAACTGCTATAAAAACCTTTTAGAAAAGTATAATGGTTCTGCGAATAGAATGATATGCGTATCAATAAAAACAGTTCTTATATCGCATAAGCCAAAATGTCAAAGTCCTCTGGTAAAAACGAAAACTTAATCTTAAGTTCATTAGTCCAATTAGTTTTCATCATGTCGTACAAAAAGTGCGGCATCTTCGATAATGCAATGCGACGATCATTAATTATCTTGTTACATTCTTCAATAGGTGAAGATGGGGCCCCGAGGGGCGGGGGATTATTTAATAGTTGGGTTTCTTTATGTGTATTGATCTTGGGTAGTGGTTTAGCAGATTCTTTGATGTGTAGATCTTCTTCAAAGCATTCCTCGTAACCATCTTCCTCAAAGTTGTACTGGGGGGACCACTCCTGGGGGGCCAACTCCTGGTGGGACCACTCCTGGGGGGCCAACTCGAGGGGGGACCACTCTTGGGGGGAGTTTACCTTATGATGGATAACCTTCTTCCTGTTTGTGCGCTCTTTAACTATATCGCTATAACTTACTTCTAACTCATTCATTATCTTCTTCAATGAACCAATCCATAACGATTGCTGCTGCGCCGTCACTACCTCTTCCTTTTTGAGACCATAATAATACCGTACATTCGAAGCTAAACCGTAATCCAAAGTAAATTTATTGCGGAGCATACCCCATGCAAAATTACCCACATTACGTATAACATCAGTGTGCACCACTTTGTCCTTTTCTTCCTTCTTTAAAAACCGTACACTCTGCCTCGATGCTATCTTGGAATCATACACGGCTATGCTAACCCTAAACAAAAACTCTTCAATGTCTTGCGCAGAAATACCCGCCAATAAGGCCGCATCCCATTCGTTTATACCCATTAAAACAGCAAGAGCACGACCATAATCCGATAAGAACAAATACTTACTCTTAGGGCTTAATCGGGGATCTAACCGCTCACACTTTGCATTGTCAATTAAAATTTGTGTCCTCTTCTTTCTTATTTCAACTAGCTCTTTTTCTGAGGGGGGGAGCGCAACAGGGGTCTCTTTATTGAGAGAAAGAACATTGCCCTTAATTAATTGTTGTAAAAATGGATTGCTTGAAGAATAAAGCTCAGTCTTAAAAGTCTCTTCACTCTTTTTAGAGTTCTCTTCTCTTTCTCTTGGCTCTTTGAGGTTTTCTTCTTGTTTTCTTAAATTTGTTTCTGGGATTTTACCAATGCCCTTAATTAACTGTAGTAAAAATAGATTAATTGGAGGATGAACTTTAGTCTTAAAAGTCTCTCCACACTTTTCAGGGTTTTTTTCTTTTTTTGTTAACTCTGTTTCTGTGATTTTACCAATTTTAAACCCCTCCCTGGTACTTGACTCTATATTGTAAGAATAATTAATAGATCTTAAAGATTCACTTAAAATACCAGTACGGGTTTTTTGACCATACGCATGTATTGAGTTGGCATAACTACAATTTGGTAAACAAGATAATAGAGACAATAAACTCAATAGAGAACGCATGCCTGGGAAATATTTGCGTAATCTTTCAACAATACCAGATTTGGTAAACTCAGAATTAAAGGTGTATATACTCGAACCATTAAACGTCCTCTTCGAACGAATAATGCCAAGAGACATACTACGATCGAGAGTTTCTTGGACATAGTCTGAACTAACATTTAATAGATCCGCTATATAACTATGCGAAGCACGCCAATATCCTTTAAATTTAATCTTACTTAATGTTAAATTAAGGATAGCAAGACGCTTATTGCATCGATACATTGTTAAGAACTCTTCAATCTCTTTTTCTTGAACAGGGACCGTATCAGCGTAATTCGGAGCAGTAGTTATCCTAACGCCATTCGATCTGGTTGCTAATTTTTCTTGCGAATCTGTATATTTTGCTTGATTTTTATTTAGTGTCTGGTACAATTTAAAAGTCCTTTAGGTGGAAGTCTTAGAATTCATACAAATAATCTTGCCGGACGGATGTATAAATTCGAACGTTATTTCAATTTTCTCTTAAGGTACAATAAAAAAAGAAATTAAGTAAGAAGTTTGTAAAAGTCACGGTTGTTGAATAGCTATTTGCTTCAACAATTATCAAATTTAAACCTTTGGGGTTTTTCTATTCCCCAGGGGTTTAAATTTTTATATCCGCGTCTTATAACTGGCTCATTCATAGGTTGGATATAAGACGCTTGATATGTCTCACAGCCCAAACAGATATCAGAAAACAATATCCATTTGCTCCGGTCATTAACCTTCCTTGGAAATACTTATATTTTGCTTGATTTTTATTTAGTGTCTGGTACAATTTAAAAGTCCTTTAGGTGGAAGTCTTAGAATTCATACAAACAATCTTGGTGGGATGCTGTATAATTCGGTTATTATTTCAATTTTCTCTTAAAGTACAAAGAAATAAGTAAGAATGTTTAAAAGTCTTGGTTATTGAAGAGATGTACACTTCGACAACCGTAAACTTCAAAAACTTCTTACTTATTTTTTTTATGTCTATCTCATTGGTATCAAGATATGCACATCAAGAGGTTCACAGTTACGTAATATCTTCGCCTCTCTGTATCTATTGGTGCGCTTAAATTGTTTCTTCTCCGTGACATTCTTGCCCGATATTACACGTAATTCGTTAATCCATTCGCTGTTAACTGTTTTTAAATTTTCCATGTGGCCCTTGCTTAAAAGAAAAAAATTGTTAATACTAGATTATATCATTTTAGCATTACACCTTTAATGATATGATTTTCTGCCCCCGTACGCTATCGGGGGTTTTTTATTGCAATAAAAACCATTCACTATAAAATATATAAATGACTCCTAAGCCAAACTAATCCCACGGCGTTGTTGTTGCCGTTAAGCAAACAAAAGTAGCATGACTGTGGGATAAAGTTTTCATCGTATGGCTCAGTTTAATAATTTCTGAGCCGTGCAATTCTTCCTAGCGGTCCAAGTTTTCCCTAAGACTTGGACCTTTTTATTTAGCAATCCAAGTTCTCCCTAAGAGTTGGTTCTTTTTATTCTCTTTTATGCATTGTTATATGGTAAAAAACATAAAAATATATATTGCTACATACGATTTCGTATGTTATAATTAGTAAGTATTAATAGCGGGAAATCATATCAGTAAAGGTGTATCATGGAAATCCATACAGATTTTAATCAACAAATAGCGAAATTAATCCACACGCAAAACATATACGTTAGTAGACTAATAAAAATCTACAAAGAACACGGAGATGGATTTACACTTGGCAATCGTGAGAGTCTACTCAAGAAGATTGAATCGGAAATAGAAACACTAGAACAACTTTATAAAATCGATTGAAATATCATGTCTGAACAAAAAATACTTTGTAAAGAAAATGAGATTAAGAAGCCACTTTACAAAGAGTACAAGATGAGAGTTGGTTATACCCTGAGGCAATCAACATGTAAGAAATTGACAGAGCTGTACATAGAGTCCTACAAATCTGGCCACCGTGTAACAATGTCATCTATTGTTGATAGCGCAATTACATTATATTATCAAAGCAAGGGGATGAAGTGATTAGTCTTGTTACCCTAAGTTTGAAGAGTCGATAAAGAAAAGGAGTGGTTCGATGGAATTTAAATATCAATCTGACAACATCGACAAAATATTGCCCAAGTTCTCTAAAGTGCAATATGCAATGCGTACAGGATTGCTTAAAGAAAGTAATGGTAAACATGGCGAGAAATCACCATATGTTAAACTTGAACATCTTTTGTTCTTCTGCTACGGAATTTTAGAGCAAGAGAAACTCACATTGCGTCTGTATCAGATCAAAGATGAGACACGTGTGTATCTTTGTGCTTCCATCATAGAAGACGAACTATTCCAATTCTTCTCAACATACCACTTCCTCTACAGTGCCGAAGATGTTGGTCTTGATGCTCAAATGAAAATAGGTGGCGACAATACTTATGCGAGCAGATATGCAATCAAAACCCTGTTTGGTATACCAATGTTCGACAGAAATGATCCAGAACACGGCGCCATAGAGCAACAATCAAACAATACACAACTTAAACAAAACAATTATGGTCCTGAAGAACTAGAAGGATATATTACTAAAGAACAACAAGACGAACTTTTCGCAGAAGGTGGTTATTTGAAGGGTAGTATGATAGAACTTCTAGCCGAGATGAAACAGAAAAAAGTTATTAGTATCGCACATTCAAAATATATATCAGCAAACCATTTTAAAGCAGCACTCACAAAAATCAAAGAAATAAAGGAAAAAAATGGCAATTAATAGAACAATACTTACGGGGACTATCACAAATTTAGCGGAACTGAGACAATTAAATAAAAGTAGAATGCAGAAATTCACGCTTCGTATAGATGAACCATACATAAACTCAAGAACAAATGAGACAGTCAATAAGAGCTGGTCAATCGATTGTGAATTATGGGGGCTATTGCTCGACAAATATTCAAACTATCTCTTTGAGGGCAATTATATTCTAATAGATGGTAGAACCAAACTCGACTCATGGGAAGATGCAACAGGTAATAAACGTTACAAACATGGAATCAATGTGCAATATCTCGAGTCATTTAAAGAACAAGCTGTGCCATTTGAAGAAGCTATCCTTGGTAAAGATTTTAATGAGAACCCATTTTAGAGCTGGAGTATCATGGAAGCATCAGAACTAAATCTATTACTTGAATATTACAGAGAATTGTCCGCAATAATTAACGAGAAGGTACAAGTAGCTCTCGAAAATCAACCACAATCAGCGATATGTTCACCTAAGACAGATTTACTCGCTGATGCTTTATCATCCGCCCAAGGTGAATATTTAGAGCTTATATACGAACGTGTTAATTCATTCACTAAACATGAGTATGCAGATCTTCAAGCAGTCCTTAAAGCGACCAGAGCAGCTTTGTCCAAATACCAAGTTGCCTTTACTCAATTACTGGTAAACCAGCCTGCTGGTGAAACAGTAATACATACTCGAATAGAACACAAAGGAGAATGGTTACAATCAATCTCACGTATACTGCTAACTCCTTCAGATCCACGCGCTAATGGTTCTCTGATAGCCCTTACTAAAAGATGGGCCGCTGAGTCTATTCTGGGTATTGCTGGACGTAATGATTATTATGATGACGACGGTGTCTTCGCTCATGATCCATCACGCAAAGAATTCGAAAAAGGTCTTGCAGTCCATTTAGGTAACTCCAAACAGTCGTACGAGACAATCAATGCTACTGAGGTGCGAGAATTAGATAAGGCCTTACGAGGGTATCCGGATGTACTTACAGATCTTTACAAACAAAGAAATATCCAAGTACTTGCAGATCTACCCAAGTCAATGTACGATGAGACGATATCACGTGCACGTATAATTATAGCTGAAAGAGAGCGGAATAGATGATAATTGAACGGCATTTCTTACCCACACAGTTAGAGGACGCCCCATTCAGTACAATCTGCGATGTTGATTCTACATTCTACCTACAAGTATCTCGAGATAAAATAAATTGGCTGCCTTTAAGTACAGTACTCTTTGAGGTTAACAAACACAAACTTGAAGATGAAAAATATGTACTTCAGATATCAGAAGAATATAATAGACATAGCATGTGAGAACTCCTTGTATTCACAAAGCTTTACTACATATTACTTTTTTTGGTAAACCCCCGTAGTGGAATTAAGCGGGGGTTTATTATATACCATAGCTGCAACTTTAAGGGGCAATTGTAGCAAAATACGGAATGTAGTAAGCAACAGTCCCAATGTAAATTTTAATGAAACCGCCACCTGTATTGTCCGCGCTATTACCGTTAGTACTTAATATTGTTAACAAGCCAACACCCTGGGTCGTATTAACTACATTAGTTAACGAAGTAGTAGAGGCTACTCTCCCACTATCTCCCGTCGCATTTGGACTTACTCCAAAATTGTCGATAGTATCAAGCGCACTTTGTACATTCGTGTCAGCTGATGAAAGTATACTGTTAAAATTAGTGGTAACTGTATTGATTAAAGATGCAGTATTTGTTCCAGACTGTGTAACACCAGTGTTAAATGTTGACTTGGCAATTGTCACTTGCACGATAGAACTAGACGATTGCGAGAATATAATATACCCGAGCTGTACCAACTCTAATTCCAAAAGTTCATTCGATGCTGCAGCAACTTGTGATCTTGCTATAGCTGTATTAGCTCTTGATAGATTATTATATTGAGCTGTATCTACAACTGCAAAAAAAGTAGGGCAAGAACTATTGAGATCATCTTTAGAAGCATACAGCCGAGTTATCGCGAACTTAGAGCCTCCCAATGCTGTAATTGTTCCAGCATTATTATATACACCAGCAAAAGTATCAGATAGTTCATACCGACACCACTTACCAGCAGCATTAGTATATTTCTTGTTCCATACAACGGCCACTCCAGCACTATCTACAATCTCTGTTTCTAGTCCATGATCATCAAGCTCATCAGCACCGTTAATCTGTATCTTTTGGGTACCATTAAGGGTAATATTAGCACCACCACTCCTATTCTCAATAATTCATCCAACTGTATTATGCAAATAATTAGAGGTATTAACAGGAAAGTTATATGGATGATTCTCTTTTACAGTTATCTGATTGTTAGTAGGGAGATTAGAATCCCTGAGACACTCAAAAAGACATATGTAATCGCTAAAGAGTGCGTCGGTACGCGTAGAAGCCTTACCAATTGTCCCTGTATCATCTATATAGATGTGGTAACAATTGCCTGCTGTTAATCCTGTTACAGTTTGAGGTCCAGTCCATGTTACTAAAACCCCTTTAATATATCCTGTACCACCACGCGATACCGTAAATTCACCAAGCGTAGTATCATCGTAATATGCACCAGCACCTGTCCAGCTAGCGAAACCAGTATCTGTTTGTAATACTTCAAGAGTTTCAATAGATATAGCTCCAGAAGCCTGAGTCACCGATACTGTGTTACTTGTAGGGGTAGCTAAGTTAATTGCATTATTTGTTGCCATTGTAATCCTATCGTAGTAAATAACCAGCTATCCATGAAAGTGGATTACTTGAACCTAGAGTTCTAATATTGATTGTTTTATTTGTTGAAGATACTTGTAGTGAAAATGTAACGCTATCACCTACCGTTAGAGCTACAATAATATTTGAATATGCGTAGGCATTCGCAGAAGATGAGACTGCATTAGCAAGATTCAAATGTGAACTTATATAACTTTTGCCAGTAGGCTCTATATATAAAATACAATCTGTATGGTTAGCTGTTATTCCAGATAAACTTAAACTGCACTGTAGGAAATAGTTTCCCGTTACAGGCGCTGTATAGGCATAAGTCGCATTATTATAATCGCCGTTAACGTCATACAACTCGCTATTCATAGCTAGTTTATACTTCGTATTGTCTCCAGTAACCAATGATAATTGAGCGCTTGGATACGCAAAGAATATCGATTGTAGATCAGATAGATTGATTATATTATTCGTTGCCATAATATGTCCTCATCGTATTAAATAACCACAGAAAAATGTTAGTGGATCAACAGCGCTAGTAGTGTCAACTGAAACAGTTTGAGTCCCTCCACTTGAATTTACAGAAACAGTAGCAGTACTGCCAACTACTAACGATACGATAAATGATGATTGTAAAATATATAAATTACCTACTGATTTACTATTATTGCTTGTCCAAATAGACCCACAATCAGTAACTGATGTATCAATATTTATCAACAAGGTATTGAGTATAGCTGGAAGATTGCTCAACTGAACATTAGCAGCTAGAAAGTATCTACCAGTATAAGGAGCCACAAAGGTATAAGTCCCAATATTGAACGAGCTTGTGTTGTCATAGATTATTTCGTCAAAAGCCACCGTATAAGCTACACCGCCACCAGTAACGTTCACCTTGTTATTAGCGGGACGTACCATGAAGCAAGCCTGCGGATTGTATTGATTAATACTATTATTTGTTGCCATACTATTCCTTAACGTATTAAGTAACCCTGAAAAAATGTGCGAGGCACTGCTGGAGAATTGTATGAACAATCAACAACCTTGGCGCCATTCGCTACAATAACTTCCACATATGCCGTGTCCCCTAATGTCATATCAGCAATGACATCACAAGCTAAAACTGTTGCATTAGAAGAATTACGAATTGCTCCTGGACTAACAATATTACTAACATAACCTCGAGCTGTAGTAACAATAGTGATATACCCTAGAGTATGCGCGGCAGTTAAAGAATGAAGTTGAGTTCTTGCTATTAGTCTATATTTACCTGTTATGGGCGCGGTAAATTCATAAGTTACAGTTGAAAAAGAATTTGTAGTATCATATAACTCAAGAGCTAAAGCTAATTTATACAGAGTCGAATCACCAGTAACCGCAAGCGCAGTTGTCGATAATGTAGCAAAGAATTCTGGTAACGGACCAAGTGCATTAATTGCATTATTTGTTGCCATAATTGTTCCCTTGAAGAATGGGGGGCCCGCCGTGGGCCCCCCATAGTATTAGACGACTGTTAAATTGCCAACCATATTAAATACTCGCCATACAAGGTCCGCAGTAGTACATATCATTGATAAACAGTCACCTGCATCTGTTGATGAAAGCGTTCCACCAGCACCTAAAGTTGTATTCGTATCACCAACTAGAATCTGCTGATTAGCTCCTTGAGTAATGGTCCAACCACCTGCACCCAATCCAACTAATTTTATGACTGTATTAACAGCGCTTGCTGCGGGAAGTGACATTGTAAGTAACGCAACCTTACTATTGACCGTTCCTTGATTAACAGTAAGAGCCGCATCAGCACCTACTTGAGCCCATGTAAATGGTGCAGTACTTGCAAGAGTAACTGAACCAGCTGCATTAGTAACAGATACACCATCACCAGCCGTAAGAGCTGCCCATGCTGGATTACCAGCAGTAGTAGCAATGATAACTTGCCCATCAGTACCCGTTGATACACCAAGGGTTAACTTACCATTGGTCAAGACTACGTCTCCTAAGGTGGCAGTAATATTCCCCGTTGTTGACGTGATACCCGTATCAGATGTCATAGCATAACTACGGTTGTTTGTAATGTTGTTATTTGCCATTATAGATCTTTAAATTAAATGGTTGAAAAATTAAACGATTGTGGGATTGCCAATTGCATATACAATAGCCCATTCAGTACTTGCACCATCTACCATGCAAACAAGCTTGACACTATCCGAAGCTACTAATGAACTAACTGAACCACCGGCACCGATTGTACTTGTAGATGCGCCCAATCGTATACTCTGGTTAGCATTTTGTGCTATAGACCATCCACCAACTGAATAGCCGATTATTTCAATAGAATCCCCTAAGGATGCTGTTGCTGGAATGGTATATGTAAGAAGACCTGGTAT